ACATCGACCATGCCATCACCGAGGCTGTAACGGACGTAATCAAATACTGTTTGTTTTAGTTCATTGAGTGTGGCCATGCTCATATTTATCGAGACCACCCCTTGTATCACTTGTCAGTGCGTAGCAATATCACCTGATCGTTGATTCGTCCATTGAGTTTGATCTCGGTGGCTTTGATCTTGCTGAGGAAAGTCCTCAGTTGGACCTTGCCGCTGTTCTTGAACGCTTTCACCTGATCCGCAGGCTTGCGCAAGGTCTTAGCGATGCTGATCTTGGGGTCCCACCCGACTATGGTGCTGCCTTTGACGCTCAGCTGCTGATCGATACTGTTGGCATGATACACGCCCAGCTTGCGGGTCTTGGTGTTATATACCCACAGCGTCTGCGCGCCCACTATGTCTTTGGGTGACACGCTGTTCAATCCAAGCTCTGCGAAGTCCTTGGCGTACTTTAATCTGCGGGTCAGCTTATCGGGGCTCACGGGCTTGCGTGCCCGCGGCTTGCGGCTAGCCACCTTAGTGCGCTTGTAACAGTCCAGATCAGTCACGATGTCGTTATACCACTTGATCCAGTTGTCTATGTCACGTTTCTTGAGATGGGCATAGCCCTCTTTGAGCTGGGCATCTTTGCCTTCCTTGACTTCTAGCATGAATGCCAAGCGCTGGGCATAGAACTGTATCATGTCTGGGATGATCTGCTGTGGCACGCTCTTACCCCGCAGCCAGTTCATGATGTTCACATTGGGTAGCTTGCCTGTGGTGATGAACCCATCTTCTAGCTCTTCAAGCTCGCCTATGATGTCGTTCTTGATGTCTTTAAGTCGATCTTGGATGCCTATGACCTTCTTGGGCTCTTCCTTGGGCTTGTCATCCTCGTCCGCGATGCCCGCGCCCGCTTTGAGCAGTTCGCTGACCTTGCGATCGCAGAACTCCTTGGTCTCAGGCTCCCACTTGGCACCATCCAGATGGACCTTGCAGGCTGTGGCCAGCGGTATGCTGATCTGCCAGTCCTTGACCTTGTTGAAATCCTTGATCTGCTTCTTGCTCCAGTCCTTGCCGTAGACGGCCACGATGAACGGGCGGAGCTCTTTGATATCGTGATGGTAATAATAGAAGTAACGCGCCTGGCGCCAACGGACCTTGAACTGCTCTGGGCTTAATCGATCTTGGTCGACCCATTCAGGCAGCTTGCCTGTGGCCTTGAGATCCATCTCGCTGTACTTGCCTTTGAGCTTGGTGTTCTTGCCCGCGGCGGCCTTGATGGCGAGCTTATTAGCTGCCTTAGCCATGTCTAGTTCTCCCAAATTATAACCTATTTTAGCATCAATGCGAGAGTTGTCAACTGGATATTTGCATCAAAAAAATCAATAGAAACAATGACTTAGCATCGGGCTCTCAACAGTCGATGCGTATCTTATAGCCAAATCAAAAGGATCGTATTGCTGCTACGGCGGGATCGAAACCGCTCGCGCACTTTCTACTCTGCGTTATGGATCGCAGGCCTTGCTGATCCTTCAGATATTGTTGGATCGCATGGTAACATGCCTCCAACGTGCTTATCGTAGCATGTGTTAGGCTGCTGTCAACCAATAAATATCACGTAAAGGACCGTCAATGCCAAGAATCTCGCTCTGGAAAGAAGGCGCCCACACCAACGATTATCGCTTCTCCGACGGGCGCATCCGCGAGATGTTCACGCTGGGCGGGACCACGATCAATATACACAAATACCTAGGTGCTCCATCAGGCATAGACAACGACGATCTCACAAAGCCCACCTACAGCACGGTATCAGAAAAGAACATACAAGATCTTTTGTTCCTAGAAAACAGGGATCGCAAGTATGACACCTCTGTGTACAATCTCAGGGGATTATACAACACTTCAGACATAGATTTTGATCTCAGCCAATTCGGATTGTTCCTCCAAAACGATACCCTGTTCATAGTGTTCCATCTCAATGACATGGTAGAGACCATGGGCAGGAAAATCATGGCAGGTGACGTGTTGGAACTGCCCCATCTCAGAGATTTCTATCCTTTGGATTCCGATATAGCGCCATTGCGCAGGTATTATGTGGTCCAGGATGCGGCTAGGGCTAGCGAAGGTTATAGTCAAACCTGGTGGCCTCATCTATGGCGAGTCAAGTGTATACCACTCGTGGATGGCCAAGAGTATCGCGAGATACTCACCATCAACGCCGGACAGGGCGACAGCAACACGCTCAAGGATCTGCTCAGCACCTACAACAAAGAGCTTGCAATCAATGATGCTATAGTTAACCAGGCATTGTTAGAGGTCCCAAAAGCCGGCTACGATACAACCAACTTGTTCACACTACCGACCACCACAGATGGTGCAGCTCACATATATGAAGTGCCGCTGGCAGATACCACGGGCATACGCGCGGATAGCGATAAGTGGTTGGCCAACTCTGATAACATATCACCCACCAAACAAGGCTATAAAGGTTATCTTATAGGAGACATATATGCGCCTAATGGGTTCCCTGTCTCAACCGGGATAGCTTTCCCGAGTTCATCAGCCGAAGGTGATTATTTCTTGAGGCTCGATTTCTTCCCTAACAGGTTATTTAGGTATGATGGAAGGAAATGGGTGAAAGTCCAAGACGCGCTGAGGACCAGCCAGCTGCCTGCCTACAGCCAAAATCTCAAGAGCGGTTTCATAAACAACTCGACCACGAGATTGTTCTCCGATGGAACGTTGGTGACTGAAAGGCAGACCTTAAGCCAAGCTTTGAAAGCACAGGCAGATTGATATGAGCACTTTCTTCTATGACAGACAGGTGAGGAGATTCCTGCAGCAGGTTATAGCGGTGTTCTCTGATTTCAACGTGGAGTTTGGCCAGGACAGCCAAGGCAGTACTACGCTTTATCGCGTGCCTGTTCGCTATGGCGATCCAACAAGGATGTCAGCGGCCATACTCAGGGACAATTCAGAAAACAAGCTAACATCAGTGCCTGTGATGAGTGTATACATAACCAGCTTAGAATATGATCGCGAGAGGACGCAGGATCCTACTTTCGTCAGCAAGATCTCTGTGCGAGAGCGCAAATTAGCCGCCGATGAACAAACCTTGAGCATCTACCAAGGCAACGCTCTGACCGTAGAGAGGCTGATGCCTGTGCCATATGAGCTCAATGTCAATCTCGACATATATACATCAAACACCGAGCAAAAACTCCAGATACTAGAGCAGATATTGCCCTTGTTCAATCCCGATCTAGAGATCCAAAGCACGGACAACTTCATCGACTGGGCTAGCCTCAGCTACATACATCTGGACAATGTCATATGGAGCAATCGCTCTATCCCGGTAGGCACAGAAGACACCATAGATGTCAGCACATTGAGTTTCTATATCCCTATATGGTTGAGCGCGCCTGCTAAGATAAAGAAACTGGGTGTGATACAGAGCATCATCAACAGCATATACGATGCCAAAACCGGCGATCTCAATGATGACATAGTCACAGCCAGCAATCTTCTTAGGAACAGGCAATACATCACCCCATTGGGATATAATCTATTGTTGTTGAATGGACAAGCCACATTGCTACCATCCAACTATCCGTTGATCCGAGGTGACGACACCACCGATGTGCCAGTCAATGAAAACGATCCCATATACTGGGATCCTGTAGTACAGACTTTTGGTCAATTGACCAACGGCATCAGCCAGTTGAGGCTGCGCTACGACAACCCAGACACGGTCAGAGAGATAGTGGGAACCGTGGCGCTTAATCCCGCTGACCCATCAGTGTTGCTGTTCACTGTGGATATAGATACCATACCTAGTAACAGCATGCCACCAGTGACAGCAATCATCGATCCGCTAAGGAGTTACCCTGGAGATGGTCTGCCTGCGGCAGCCTTAGGGCAGCGTTATCTCATACTTAACGACATCAACGCAGGAAAGTCAGGAGACAACAGCTTCGATGGTGCTGATGGTTGGAAGAGCAACGGCAATGATCTAGTGGCTTCTGCCAATGACATCATCAGCTACACAGGAGCCACATGGCAAGTGGCGTGGGATGCATCAGGGATAACTAAGACTGAATACGTCACAAATTTGACCACAAGCATACAATACAAGTGGACCGGCACGCAATGGCAAAAGAGCTACGAAGGCGAATATCCAGCGGGACAATGGTCATTGGTCCTATAAAAGCAGCCGGAGCACTGTTTTATTCCGCCAGCAGCCACAGATATCTTTTCTTGCTGCGTTCAGCTGACCGCCACGCTGATACTTGGGGCATCGTGGGAGGCAAGTTAGAACGCTATGAAAGCATAATCGATTGCCTCACAAGGGAAACCAAGGAAGAGCTGGGATTCCAACCCAACATACTCAAGACCATACCCATAGATCTGTTCATAAGCCCAGACACTAGGTTCGAATATCATACCTTCGTGTGCGTCGTCGCTGAAGAATTCATCCCCCTTCTCAATGATGAGCACAAAGGATATTGTTGGACCAGCTTGGATGGGTTACCAAGGCCACTGCATCCAGGGCTGTTCAACAGCATGAACATGGATGAGCTAAAGCAAAAGTTCAAGAGCATAAACCAGCACGCTTGGCTTTAGAGGTCAGCTATGCTGGTGAACTCCCGGAAAGTTATACACCTGTAATTAGGTAACACGGTCTGTCGCCTAGCGCTAGGCGGGTTGACATCTATGCGATAAAACGTCACATCCTTGTAACAAACCATCAGCTTATATAGATTATCTTGCCAATCGCTGTCGTTGACTTTGTCATTCTTGCGGCCATACCAACATTCACCCGCATATATGTTATTGTTTTCCGTGGCCTGTGGCTGTCCATCGAACCCAAACATGAAGACTTGATCCGCACCATGGAAACAGGCTACCGATACAGCGGCGGCTCCGGCATCCATCCTCTGTGACATGGGTATCAGTTCCATGATGGGATAGATGCGCTGTATCTCCTGTGTGGTATATGAGATGGTGTGCAGATCCTTGGGAATGGCGGTTGATAACAGCCTGTTGTTTATGATCAGGAAGTCGAGATCTCCCGCTTCAGAAAAAGCCCTGTTGCAACCATAGATGATATTATATTTTTCTAAGGCTTTATACCTGTTGCTTAAATTAAGCTTATCCAGTGGATATCTCAGCCTGCTGATGCCATTGCCTAAGACTATGGCACGACCATGGCTGCGGAAGAACTTTTGCCTGGGCTTGTAATGCCTGCGCAGTATCTTATCGCCCAGCTGGTAGTTCAGCCATTCTCCCTCGTAGGTATCCGCGAACACTGGATCCAATGGTTTGGGCGGTAATGGTTTTATTATCCTGATATCGTTGTTTATATAACCCATCGTTATGAATCTAGCGAGCTCCCGTCAGATATAAAGTCTTGATATCTTGGCCATTGGAGGGCAGTGGCTATCGCTATGAAAGCTGTAATATCAGTGGCCGCCATCAGTGCTATCTTGTTCGCGTTCGCTGCACTCCGCACTTCCGCGCGATAATTTGCATGGCTGGCAGGTAAT